ATTAGTAAGACGTTTGTAAGTAGGGCATCAAGGGTAGATGCGAAACTTATTTCCTGTAACCCCTCGCTACAGGATATTAAAGACGAAGTATTATACTGCCTACAGAGGTCTTGGTTGGGAGCAGTCTAAATGGGAGGGCGATCCGTTCGAGTCCCAAATAAATGTTAGGATTACCTCACATTATTTATTATAAACAAATGTTAAGTAATGTGTCAACTCTTCGGAAGCCTATCATGATCTAACATTCTTTTCACATAATGAGAAAAATTCCAACCCCAACACCATTTTATTTTTTTTCTCATATATTCTGAAGAATAAATTGACAAGACTAATTTTTTACCAACTTTTTTTGCAGTAGGGCAAAACACTAATTGATTTTCTCCACCATCTTTGTCTATCATCTTCTTCAACATCTCAGAGTGAATATTTAAAGTATTAATATTAATGAATTGATAGTCATCATCTATTTTTGTCATGGGTCTAATTTCTGATAATAAATTCCTACACTCTTGATATATTTCAGTCATTGTTGTTTTTTTTGTAAACTCACCTGCTTGTGGGTGTAATTTTTTTCGATTAATTTTTGCTCTATCTCCAATAAAATCAATATCCATTTTTGTCCAATCTGGAAATATATTCCATTTTAAATTTTTCATATTCGCAAACTGTTTTGCAGCATCAAATGATATTTGATCTCTGTTAGGACCTATCAAAGAATAATGCCACCATAGATCATGAAAATGAAACATCTCTTCAGATATTTCTCTCCAAATACATGCCAATACTGGTGAAGAATATTGGTCAAATTTATATCGACCTCTTTTCTTTCCTTGATGTTCCTCATCATACAATGATTTTGTTATATCAATAACATCTTGTTTAGTATTAAAAGCACATGCAAAACCTTCCATGACTTCATTATGATAATTGTATCTATGAGGGTGAAGCATATGAGAAAGTTTTTCTTCGCTTAATATTTTCTTACATCTTTGCACCCACTTTTTTGTGTGTTTATAACAACCATCAATCCATACTGTTTTTGTGCCTACAGGGAATACTTTATGTGGATTTATTTTCACAAATGAACTTAATCTTCTCGGACATGGATGATCTATCGGTATTGGTCTGAGATCCCATGGTTCTGGAACATCCACAGTTCCATCTGTAAAACAAACATAATAAACATCAGGATCGTAATAATTATCATGAGGTATTGTGTCATATCCATTTGTTATACATGTATAAATTACCATCTTATTTCTATAATCAAAATTATCTCTTAATTTTTTAAGTTCTTGAGGTGAGAAACGAAACCTTCCATATACCCTCTGTGCAGAAACATCATCAAATTTGTAGTCCCAAATCACAGCAGTTTCAAGTTCGGGTTTACCTATGACAAAAGAATTAGTTATGTAATCCGTTCCTGTTTGATAATTCCATTTAAGATCTATGTTAAACTTATCCGCTATTTTTTTTATAGATTCATATGGATCACCAGTCAAACCTGTTGAGTATCGACCACCTTTACCTTCATTTAAACTCCAATATTCATCTGGGGTTGTAAAATTTTTTATTACCTCATGCCACGGAAACATTTTATATTTTAATTCAGATGTTTGTAAAGCAATACCACATGCAAGTTGATCTCTTAAACAACCTTCTTCATATAAATCCCACCAAATTTCATTAAAATAACTTACATCACCTTGTCTCCACATTATTGTACATAAAGGCGTGACATAAGATTTGTAATTATGTGAGTCATCTTCAAAATATCCCATTTCTTCTAACAATTCAATGAATTCATCAAGTTCTTTCTCAGTTGTAAATCCTCTATGTAAATATTCAGCACACTCTTCTAAAAAAGTATGTTTATGTGGATGTTGCATCAACACTACATCATGTTCTGAAAAAATTTTTTCACTATAATTAATAAAATTTTCATTTATTAAAGGTGTCATTGTGGCATCAATGTAAACACTCTGTTCAAAAGGACAAAGTATTTTATTCATTCTTGATGACCAGACAGGATCATCATCATTTATGTATTCATCGCCATGTATAGGTCTTCCTTCCCATGGACTGGGAGGATTTTCCATTCCAAAAACAATATATGTGTGTCCCTCTGGCAACTCAGTTGGTAAATTTTCGACGTAATTATTTGTATTGCAAGTGTAGATAATCATAATATATTATAAACTCTCATATAGAATGCATGAAAGGGATATGAAGTATATAGTTTAGGATTTAAACCAGTTATTTCACTTAATTCTGAAAGTAATTTATCAGTTTTCAAATATTGTTTTTTATCTCCATTTTGTGGATGCATACCTCGACGACCTATTTTATTATAAAAACCTAATGGCACACCAGTATCATTTCTAATTTCAAAAACAGATGGTAATTGTATACCAGATTCTTTGAGAGCAACATCAAATGAAATTTGATCTCTATTACATCCTACAAGAGACCACTCGTACCATAATTTATTGAATTTTGTCATTTCATCACTCATTGTGCGATACACGATAGTTCCTAAAGGACTACCATAAGTTCTGAAGTTATAATTTATTTTTTTTAATTTTTTTGTTAACAAAATAGCATCTTCATATGTAAAAAAAGCACATGTAAATCCTTCAAGAATTTCATCAAAATATGAAAATTTACCTGCATGTCTTAACATAGTAAAAGGGAAACAACCCTTTGCTTTTTCAATAAATTCTTTAGTATGTTTATAACATCCATCTATCCATACTGTGTGGGTTCCGTTTGGAAACCATATGTGAGGATTTGCTTTAGGATAAAATGACAATCTTCTAGGGCATTTTATATCGACATCTAATTTAATATACTCCCATGGTTTTATAGATGTGTCTACAGTGCCGTCATGAAAACATACATATTTGACATCGGGATCATAATAATTGTCTTCGGGAAATACATCATACCCATTTGTAATACATGTATATACTGTAATTTTTTCTACTTTATCATTTAATTCAAAAGGCATGTATTTTACACAAGCATACATTTTATTTACACTATCATTGAATAAATTTTTTAAAGTATCCACAATTTTTATTTGATCACTTTTTTTAGGTGTGGGTTTCATATCATATGCTTCAAAATATTTTTTCACTCTACTTGATCTTTTCATGTCAATTTTTGGATAGACTTTTGTGATATTAAAATGTAATGGTGCTCTATATTTTTTTGACATTATAAATTCAGCAACAGAACTTGACACCTGATCTCTCGTGACACCATTCATATACCACTTATGCCATAATTCTGACCACTCATTAACTTCTGGTGTTAATCTTCTCCAAATAACACTATTAATTGTTTGTGTATAATTTTTTAAATTAAAATTTATCTCTCTTATAGAGTTTGCCATATTAATTATTTCTTCCTCACTTGACCATCCCTGTGAATATAATTTAGCAAACTCTGTAACTATGGATCTTTGATCAGGATGTTTTTGTAAAACTAAATCATAATCTTCAAATATTTTTTTTGAGAATGATATTAATGATTCTTCTATTTTGTATGATGCATCAATCCATATTGTGCATTCATCTCTGAAATAATGATGAGGTAAATGCTTTGGATAGTATGATCTTCTTACAGGACATTTTATATAATCCTTATTAATCCTTTTATACTCCCAGTTTTTGGCAGTTGGTTTCAAACCGTCCCAGAAACATATACACTTCTCCCCTGTGGGAGCATCACTCAACTTATCATAACCATTACTTATACTAGTATAAAATATCATCCATCAGCATTTTTTAAAATCTTATTTGTCACGTCACCTGGTTCCCTTACAAACCAACCTGTTGCAATATATTTTGATTTATCACCAGTTAAAAAAGATCCCCTATGCATATGTGTATATGCTGCTGGCCAAATAACAACAGTTCCCGTTGTGGGGTGAAAAGTTTTTTTCTGATGGTAAAAATCTGTTCCTCCTCCATTCTCTACAGGTATATCATTTAAGTAAATCATCCAAGTTAAAACTCTATCTCGATATAAGAAAGCACCATTTTCACAATGCCATATATGATAACCACCACCAGGATCTGTGCGTTGTATTTTAGAAGTCCATGAAGATACGGGATCCATGTTGTCTAGAATACCTGTGTATTCTTTTGCATACTCTTCAAATGCAACTCCAACAGTTTGATTAACTTGCATTGCCAAACCAGCATCACAAACCTCCAAATATAATTGATGATCTTTTCTTCCCATACCACCATTTTTAAATTGATCTTTACCTTCATTCGTTGATCCTTGTGTAAGTCCTTCAGAAATATCCTTTTTTACATACTTCAGAGCATAAAAATGTTCAAAAGAATCAATTACTTTTTTACAAAAATCCTTTGTAACTAATCCTTCCCATACACCTATGTGATCGTAAATTTTCATTGTTGTTTCAATTGTTCCTGTGCTTGTTGTAAGTATACTTGAGGTGGTATTCTCCCGCAATACTCATCTAATTCCATAATTTGATTTATATCCTGATTAGGTCCCTCTTTCATCCAAAAATCCGCTAAAGCATTTCTACTATCTTTATGAAATATATCAATGTGTTCTGTGTGTATTGCTGATCCTAAATCTAATCTATAATTAAAAAATGCTGATGAGTATGCCTTACCACTATCAAGAATTAAATCCTCCGAAACTGCTCTCGGTCTTATATTTTGATCTATTTTCCATTGATGACCTCTCCTATGCAACTTAATAAGTTTTTTTGCATGATGTCTTGTAATTAAATAACATGCAGCAGAAAAATCATTTATAAATCTAGCATGTAGTTTAAGTGTGATACCATTCGGATTTATTATTGTCATTTGAAATACATCGAAGTTGATTGGTAATCTTTTTCTAATATCTTTCCAAGTAAAATTCCAATACGCTGCTTGCTGTAGTTCTACATCATCTTCCATGATGATTATTTCATCTAAATCAGTTTCGTTAAGAAAATATTCTATGGCAGTTAGATGAGACATCACACATGCACACTCACCTTCGTTCATATTATCAGGAACCTGTCCCTTTAAATACTCTTCATACTCAACTCCATCAATACCTGATATTCTTACATGATCTTTAATTCCCCAATATTCTAATTGTTTTTCCATATACTCTCTTCTATCTGGAAATCTATTTAAATTAATCCATAATACTTTTGGAAAATCTTTAAATTTATAAAGACCTTTATTTTTATCCAATGTTTAACCCCCTACTCTTTACATATTCTTGTTCCTTATAATATTTTATCAACCCTTCAGGACCTTTCACTCTTAAAGTTTCCCATGTGTCTCTATTTTTTTCAATGTACGGATTATTAAACCAAGAATTAGATGTTCTGCCATGTTCCATATGATAAACAAAATCATCTATTCTTCCAACACTAGTCAACATAGAGAAACGATAATGTCTTTCATCATCTTCATAACCATATGCAATAAAATTTTCATTTTCCATTCCCCATTTTTTATATTCTTCAGTATTGAAAAATTGACAGAACCCAAATTTAGCATCCCACTTTCTATAATTTTTAAAAGAATCAAAATTAAAATTACTATTGATAAAATTAGTAACCTCAGAATCATTTGTATTTAATTGAAACTGCCAATCACCCATACCATATGGATATACAACATTTACAGTTCCATTTATTATTTCATTTCTTGATCTGATATATGAAGTTTTAGGTAACAAAATATCAGAATCATAATTCACAACGACTGGTGTTTTAGTCATCATAATCATGTCATTTAATATTTTTGTTCTATGAAAAGTATACTCAGATGATTTTTCATACACATAATTAAGATCCTCAATAGCACCACCAACAGCATCTTTTATAATTCCTAATGCAGATCTCTCAAATATTTTTTCTTCATCACACTCCTTTACAATCACAGTAGTTTTAAAATTACGAAGAAGATATATCATAGAAGTTATAATATTTCTCATTCGATCCTGACTTTCAATTCTGAGAGGAACTATGAAAGTCACATCACTTAAGTCTTCTCTTTTTACATTAAAAGTTTCCATTATATAACCTCCCAATTGTCACAGTAAAGATCAGAAGTATCATGATCCTTAGTATAACCTTTACCGAACCATTTTTTTGGTGCTATTATTCTTTTCTTTTCATTTTCACATAACCATGATCCCCACCATGAAAATGAAGAATTAGCAATTATAAAATCAGAACATAAACTCATCATACAAAGATCTGCAACATTATCCCCACCTTCTGATACTAAAAATCTATCATCTTTAAATTGCTCATTACACCATTCAGGATCATCAGAAAAAATAATTACGACTCTATTTGAATCGAACATTGATAACGCTTCATCATAATATTCTTTAGGACATGGAGGATGATTATCACAATTTGTGATGTAGTCTGTTCTACGAACATGTAACGCTATTGGATCTTCTACTTGGTTTATCATGTCCTGACATGGACTGACAATTTGATTTTTAAATTGAAAATCCTCTCTTACTTCTTTTTCAATATGATTGAAATATTTTGTAGATTGTAAATAGGCATAAATGTTATGTCCATCTGGCATATTATTAAATAAATTTTCATCAAAATGAAAGTGTGCCTCTTGAACATAAGGACCTGGTATTTCTTTTATATTTTTAAGACTTGTTAATTTAAATGCTTCAAACAATTGATGATCATGCCATTCATCTTCAAAGTCACTAGCAGGTATTGCCCAATCATATCCTTTATGTTCTGCTATACCTCTAAGTCCAGCATACTGGAACATTTGATTTCCAAGTCGTCCATGACGACCTAAATGATTAAATCCAATCATGTTTTTTTTTCAAATAATCAATTTCAGTTGGTAGGAGATGCTCAAAAGTTCTTTGAGTTTGATTTTTATGCTCACGATTTGATATATGATAATCGTGTAGAATCGCTGGCTCTCCATGATATTTATAGAGTCTATAATACATATCACAGTCCATCAACATAGTAATTTCTTCATCAAAAAATTGATTTAAATCTTTTCTTAAAGCAAGAATAGATGGAGAACTAAGTGTGTTTACACCCTCTAATAATTTGTCATTATAATATGGTATTTTTGGATTGTAATGTGATTCTCCATCATTAAGAGTGTGAGCATAACCTGTGACTGCCCACTTGACATCATCTGTAAATGTTTTATCAAGTTGCTCTGTCAAATTTGATGTAAGAATAAAATCGTCTGAAAATAATACCTTCAAAATTTCACCTTTTGCTTTACGCATAGCATTATTTGTATTTGCAGATATATTTCCTCTATCTTTTTTATTTTTCAAATAAACAATATTAAGGACATCAGCATATTCATCACATGCGTATCTAACTTTATTTGTTTCAGAATGATCACTTATTGTAACATCAAAATTTTTATACGATTGCTGTGACAATGCATAAAATATGTCAAACAAAAACTGTTGACATCTTGGGTTTCCATCATGAGTTGGGATACAATAACTTACTCTCATTGTACTAAGTCTAAGACTGATAATGGGATTCTATTACTAATTAGTTTTTCGTAGTCTTTATGTAATTCACATCCTATATAATATCTTCCCAATTGTCTTGCTACCATTCCAGTAGTGCCTGATCCCATGAAAGGATCTAATACAATGTCACCCTCCTCGCTTCCTGCTTTAATACAGGGTTCAATCAGGTCAGGTGGATATGTTGCGAAGTGTGCTTCACGATATGGTTTATTTGTTACTGTCCAGACAGATCGTTTATTCTTTGTTGGATATGATTTTGTAAGACCTGAATGTGGTTGTAGTCCTGTTCCCTCGTTGTGATATTTTCCGTTTGTTCTATCTCTTGTTCCCCAATCTTTTGCTGGTTCTTTGATTGCTTCATTATTATAAAAATAATTTTTGTTTTTACTGAATAAAAAGATATATTCATGTGCTTTTGTACATCTATCTTTTACACTTTCAGGCATTGGGTTTGGTTTGCTCCATATTATGTCCTGTCTCAAATACCATCCATCATTTCTCATTGTGAAAGCAAAGAGCCATGGGATTCCAATGAGATCTTTTTCTTTTAATCCTTCTAATTTATTTCCTCGTTTATTGCATTCTTGTGGTAGATCTTGTGTCGTTTTACTCACAGATTGTTTAGGGTATGATTGTCCTTTGCCAGGTCTGTAATTATAGTAACTATCGCCAAGATTAACCCAAAGAGTTCCATCATCTGTGAGCACATTTCGCACCTCTTTAAAAACTTTTACTAATGAATCAATGTATTCTTCTGGAGTTTGCTCCAATCCAATTTGATCATCTTCTCCACCATAGTCCCTTAGTCCATAGTATGGGGGAGATGTAACACAAGTTCTTACTTTAACATTTATTTTCTTTAATGTTTCTCGACAATCCCCATATAATATTGTATCTCTCATAAGTCAAGAAGTAATTCAAATGCTTCACAATTGTAACTTCTTAACTTATTTCTCAATTCATTTGAAATGTCATTGTGTATATACCATTCTTCCATGACACAATTATTATTCCTTAAATTAAAACCAACCAGATCATATTCATACTTATGAAATATATCTCTATGATCAAACTCACCACCCCATTGTCTATATGCGTCGTGTTCATATGTAATACAATTAAATTTTAATTTATCAAAAGGAAATTTTTTTAAACATTCTAATGTAGCTGCTGGTGGTTCTAAATCAATAGAAAGATAATCAAGATGTCTTGGTAGATTGAGTTCGTCTATATGAGAAACATAATCAAAATTAATTGCGTCATCTTTATACATCTTTGTTAGAGGTCTTTTACCATTCCACATATCTGCAAATTCACTTTCAAGTTCTATAGATAATCCTCTCCACTCAAAATGTTCTTCTAATAACCATGTATTATTTCCTGAAAAAGGTTCTCCACCACCCACTTCTATAAATGTACCATTGTCCTTTCCATCATTCACAACTAAAGCAAAGATATCTTGCCACACCTGTGAGTAATTTTTTTTAATATTTTTAAGTGATTCAGGTTTTATCTTTAGGAATTCGTAATCCTTTTGAATGTAATTTGTTTGACACTGACTTTGAAATGGCATTTTTCTTCACATCCTGTTGAATTTTTCTTGTCAATCTTGGGACAACATCGTTGTCACTATGAAATTGTTTTGCAATCTCATAGTTTTTTTCTATGACATCTTGTTTACTATTATAATAGTCTTCACTAATAAAGTCCATAATATCAACCAACTCTGACACATTATCAAAATTTATAACTCCATCCATATCAAACCACTTATTTAAATTTGGACAACCATAATAAATTGGAATTGTTTTACTAGCGAAACAATCAATTATTTTTTCAGTAAAATAATTATCTTGTTTTGAATTCTCGACAGCAACATGAAACATTGCATTTTCAAAAAAATCATTTCTTTCTGGATAAAAAGGTGGAGATAGATGTTGATATATTTCTATATCATTTAATGTTGTGTCAATATTTTTTAAGTATTCGTATATTGATAATCGTAATCTATGTCCTTTAGTATGATTTTTACTACTCGTGACAAAAGTTAGATTAGGTTTTTTATTTAATTTTAAATTTTTAAAATCTAACCAAGATGATCCCCACTCAAAAAGTTCTGCTTGAGGATATTTTTTAATGATGCTTTGTGTAAAAGTAAATATTCTATCAAATTCATATGAATTCTTTAATGCTCCCTCATTAATTGTCGGTGCGACTGCAAAAGGTTCTGCCAAAAACAATATCTTATAATCTGCTTTAGGATCAAAAGATAAATTGTCAACTGATATACTTACTTTACAATCAAAATCTAATCCTTTTTCCTGCCAAGGATTCCACCACAGGGTTTGTATACTTGCTTTCATCTTATATCTTGAAAATGATAATGGAATCCAAATGTCTCAATACCTTTGTGTTCAGGACATTCAACCTCTTTTGAGAAACGTGCTGCAATCTCTACAGGAGCAAAAACACATCCTTGCTGTTCAAAGATATGTCTATTATGGACACAAATGTTTCCGTCTTCGTTATATAGGTTTGCATTCATGTGTTTGTAAAAATTACCTTCGTTTACTTCCCAAGGAACCTCTACAATTTTAGGAACATTTAAAAGCTTCCTGCTGCGTAGCGAGCAACCTCCATTTCCCACTCGTTGATTCCTACCCCATGGATCAAGGTAGGCAGTTGGGTCATCTCTCCATGGTGCTCCGATATAGTCATACTGTAACCATGTGTCATCCCAAAGCCAAGGGCGTATAACATAACCGTCAGGATGAATGAGAAGACTGTGTGTTGTCTCCACATGGTTACAGAGATTATAAATGCAATAGAAATTAAAATCATTGATCGATTGAATTGGATAGACTTCTTCGTAAGTTGCTTGTTCGCATATACCTTCTGGTTTTCCTTTACTACTTAAAAATTTAACTGCTCCCCATTTAATTTGTTCACAACTTTTATTTACTGCATGAACAGCCTCTGGTATATCCAGATCAGCAAGCATCAATAGAGTAACATCAGGAATATTTTGCATTATAAACTGCCCTGTTGAATACTGAATATAAGTCTAACAAATTATCATCTAAATTTCTACTGTTGATATACAATTCTTCATTGCTTGCAAGCAATGTTTTATTGACATCAGCAAAATCATCAACCCACAATACAGGGTAGTTTTTATATAACTCTTGTAAATAGTTATTCTTTTTCATAATTGGAACTCTCTTCAAATATAAAACTTCCCAGTTTCTATGACAATCCACACCATTACCTTCAGGGCATATCATAAATTTATGTTCTAATATTTCTTGACAATAAATGTTGTATGATACACGTTTTCCTACAGTTGCAAAAGTTTTATCTTCAAATATTTTTTTAATATTTCCCCTTTGACTTAAATTAGTATGTTCTGAGTGATTAATGTAAAGAAGTTTTTTAGGTTTTATATTTTTTTTCATAGACATTTTTAAAATTGATAATCTATGATCATCATTGTGTATAACCCTTTGCACACCATAAGGAAAGGGATGAACTTTGCCACCAAAACCTATAGCATTTACACCGTATATTGCCTTTACATTATCAGGTATTTTATCATGGATATCATCTGTTATTGGTGTGTCTTCGAGGTTGGTGAATATAATAAAATCGTTGTCAGGATAATTAGCAAGGGTATCAAGTAAATCATTAGTCTCAAACAAACCGTCGATCCATTTTTGGTCTTGAACATTGTCTACCTTTATTGGACGTTTATATAACCTGATATTATCAATAAACAATGTCATTAATTTTTTAGAAGGTGTAAAATTTTTAGTGCCTTTCATAAAAGCACCTGGCACCCCACCTATACATCCCGACTGATCTCCAAAAGAATAATCACAGTGATTTGATACTGCTACACCATCAATAATGTTCATGAATATGTAAATAAAAATTCACTTACAAAGGATTCTGATTTTTCCTGTCCAAACTTACCTTTTAAATAACCTCTGACAGGATCTAATTTGGTCATGTAAGAGTCAAAATCTTTGTATACTGTTGTATCTGTTCCCGTAGGGTTTGCCTCATCTAAAATATGTTTATACCATATAAGATATGTGTTAAACATAGTCAAATAATCATTCACCTGATCAGAATTACAATATCTTACATATATATTTTCTGAGAAGTGATTACCCATTTCAAAAAACCTATACTTACCATCGTCTTTTGGTAAACTATCGACAGAGTATAGGTAATTTTCTTTTGGATGTTGAAAGTCAAATACTATTATAACTTTATTCTCACTAAACTTCATAAGATCCATTCCAAAACAAGGAAGGTTTGAACCTGTTTTCGGATAAATGATTGTATTATAAATGTCTTCATTTTTACCCTTAATTAATACCTCTCTCATCTTTATAAAATGAGGATGATCATAATGTTTGGCGATTAATTTTGTTCCTTTGGCAGACCAATTTGCCCAAACATTTCTTTCTTGTACATTAAATTTATCTTTTACAGAATTAATATAATCCTGCCAAATTGTTGTCATTGAAAAACCACTCATTTTATAAACCTCTTTAATTTACTTTGATTTTCTCTAATATATTTTGGAAAAGAATTATCAATTGATATCACTGTTGGTTTATATAACCAATCTCTTCCAAAAGGATCAACACCATTTGATATTCTCTCTTCCATGGACTCTCTATACACTTGTAAATTATTTTCCTGATGCTCATATGCATCCATTTTTTCTCTTACTGTATCAGCGTCACCAAAGAAACTCCAATGCCATCCAGCATCATCAACTCTCCAAGAACTTTGATGTGATTGTCTTAACTTATCAATACTCATACTTTTAAGCATTTTCATATTACATACTCTACTTCCCATCCATTCTTTTTCACATAATAAATTTAAGTAATAATAAAATACAGGACCTACACATACATAATGGTTATTTGAATCAAACCATTCATCAATATTTTCAAGAACTTTTGGATTTGCAATCTCATCAGCATCACTAGTTAAAATAATATCATCATCATTTGCTACATCTAACAATGCATAAATTGCAGAGTCTTTATGAAAACATGCTCTTTGATAATGTAAAGGAAGTTGATATATATTTTCCTCCTTCATACTTCTATGATAAGGAACACCCTCCCAATACTTCTCTAAAGTTTTATTATCATCAACTGTGACATGATGAATTATTTTATGTTCCCATCTTTTAAATCTTTCTTTATTTTCACCATAAAATAATGGTTTAGGTTTACCAGTGAATGTTATGTTTGCTTCATTTATAACAAAGTAATCTACTACATCTTCAAGGATATGCATCCTTAGTTCTAAAAGATCTAATTCATTATAAAAAGTAAATGTGTCAAATATTTTCATAGTTCATAATGTAATCACGTTGTTCATTTGTATTTTTCCAATCACCTGGTTTTAGATAATTACTCAAAGGCATACAATGTACCCTGACATCTGTACTAATTAACATCATGTAGTTTAAGTGTTCTGATATCATTAAATCACTACAATAAAAATTTTCAACCTTTTCGCTACATAACGCAGCAGAAACTGCAAAAGTTCCTACACCTGAACTTGCAATATTTTTTGCTGACAGTAATGTTCCAAAATCTTCTTCAACAGATTTAGACTGAACAGTCACTCTAGGATCTTTTTTTAATTCTTCAACAATGGGATTATAATTATCAGGTTCGGTTACAATGTATGATCTCGGATATAATTCCAATAATTCTTTATAAAAACATAAAGGATTAGGAACATAATTAGTAGGATTACCAACCCCTTGGTCAAAAATATCTCCAGACCTAATGTGAATAACAAGAGTATCGTCAGGAACAGAAATTTTCGGTACTTTGAGATGTGGTGCGACATATTTTTTACATACTCTACGCATGTTTCCATAGATGTAATCGGTGTTTGTTTCGATTTCCTGATGTTCACCTTCCCAGTAGAACCATTTGCTTTCATATATTGTAGAACTTTTTCCAAACGACGTTTTGTATTTAGAGATAATTTCATGATTGATACTCTCAAATGTGTCCTTTCTCGCTTCAGCCACCATGGTGCCCAGTGCACATTGTTGTATATTATTTCCTAATCTACCATACCAATGAGAAATTTTAATTGTCACGCAACCAATCCATAATATTAACAGTTGGATTCCATCCCAACAGAGACCTGGCTTTGGAATTGCATGCAAGAGTCTCTCGGCACTCACCAGGTCTCGCATTAATATATATCTGATCATCAGATATGATATCTGCGAGTTCTTGCACAGAATAATTTACCCCCGTTCCAATATTAATTATTTCATTTGATACATCATTCATACATTTAATATTTGCATCTACTACATCGTCAACATGAGTGAAATCTCTCCTTTGTTTACCATCACCAACGATAGTTAAAGACTCTCCTCTTTTTTTTTGTTCTTGAAATAATCCAACTACAGGTGCATACTCCCCTTTGAGTGGTTGTCTATCACCATATACATTAAAATACCTCAGAGTTATAGTATCAAGACCAAATAATTCTGAATACATACGACAAAATTCTTCTCCTGCAACCTTTGACACAGAGTATGGATTTAAACAATCAGTTGGCATAGTCTCAACCAATGGTGGTTCATTTTTTAAACCATATGAAGATGAAGTGCTTGAGTAAATAACTTTTTTTACATCACATTCTCTTGCTGCTTGCAATACATTAGCAGTCCCTAAGACATTTACATCAATACATTCTAAAGGATTTAATAAAGCAGGTTGTATTCTAGAGTGAGCAGCAAGATGGAATACATAATCAACTCTTTTCATACAATTTTTTAAAAGTTTATATTGTGAAATACTTGCTTTTACATTGTACGCTTTATCATTCCAATAAAATTCTTCATTACAAGTTGAAGATTGATCGTCAATACATGTGACAATATGTCCAAGATCTATTAACTTATCAACAAGATGAGAACCTATAAATCCTGCACCCCCTGTAACTAATAATTTCATATTTGCGATGACACCCATTCATATGTTCTTTTTATCCCCTCTTCAAGAGTCATTTTATAATCCCATCCTAATTTTTCACGAATAAGATCATTATTTGAATTACGACCTCTAACACCTAGAGGTCCTTCAATATGATTTTTGTTTATTATCTTACCTGCTACCTTCGCAGTGACATCTACAAGTTGATTTATAGTGACCATTTCTTCCGAACCTATGTTTATAGGTTCTTGGAAATCTGATTGCATTAATTTATAAGTGGCATCCACACATTCTTCAACGTGGAGGAATGATCTAGTTTGCTCTCCATCTCCCCAGACATCGATGGTTCCATTATTGGGACAGTTCGCCACTTTTCTACAGATTGCTGCAGGAGCTTTTTCTCTTCCACCTTGCCATGTTCCTTGTTCTCCGAAGATATTATGGTAACGAGCAATCCTAATAGGAATATTGTGGTTACGATTGTAAGCGAGATATAACCTCTCACTAAAAAGTTTTTCCCATCCATATTCGGAGTCTGGGTTAGCAGGGTAAGCGGATTCTTCACGGCAGTCTGGGTTGTTAGGGTCTAATTGATTATGTTCTGGATACATACAGGCAGAACTGCTGTAGAATATCTTAGTTTTATTTACCTTATTATATTGATTATAATCATGCTGACATTTTAAAACGTTGACATTAATAGATACAGAATTATGCATTAAATCTGCATCATTTTCTCCTGTAAATACAAATCCTGCACCACCCATATCAGCAGCAAACTGGTATATTTCATCAAAAGGTTCAATCATTTTATAAGGTATTTCATTATAATAATTACCTTGCCAACCTTTAAATTCTAAAACCTTTTTAACTCTTGTTATGTCTGTTAAATTTTCTATAACAAATTCATCTGCTTTTGATTTAGAAAATTCTGGCATTTTTAAATCAGCACCTCTGACCCAATAACCTTTCTCTTTGAGTTTTGTTACCATGCGATTTCCTATGAAACCACCCGCACCTAAAACAAGTGCTTTTTTTTCAGGATAATTCATTTTTGATGTACTCCTCAATAATGTCGTAAATGTAATCAAGCATTGGAACTGTAATTACTGGCGATGTCCCTATAAAAAAAACATCATCCAAAACTCTGGAAGCGTTTGGATAATTATCTGGATTACCCAAACCTTTATATGCAGGATGTCTTAAAATATTTCCTGCAAAATAATTTCTGGTTTGGACTCCTTTACTTTCCAAATACTCTACTAATTTATGCTTGTTACCTTCATAAATTATAGGGCAACCGAACCATGATGTCTCGGCATGTTCATGTTCTTGAACAACCCTACAACCAGGTATTTTTGGAAAGATCTGACTCATGGCTTCATAGTTCATTCTACGAACATGATGTATTTCAGTTTGTTTCTTAAGTTGTATTGAACCTATTGCTCCTTGTAAATCAGCAGGTTTTAAATTATATCCCTGAACACCAAAAACATATTTGTGATCTACATCCTTATCATACCCCTCTAACCATCTATCAAATCTCTGACCACATACACCATTAGGTAATTTGTTCTGTGCTCCTACACAGTAACAACCTCTTCCCCACCATGCATAGGATCTAGCGAGTTGAACCACCTCTTCAATATCAGAAGAGACCATACCTCCCTCAATAGTTGTAATGTGATGTGCTGGATAAAAAGAACATGAAGCAGCAACTGCATTCTTTGTAAGATAACTACCTCTCCATTTGCTTCCTAATGAATCACAATTATCTGCTATGTACTTTAGATTATTTGAGTCAATAATATCTTGAAATTTATCAAAGTCATAAGGATTACCTAAGACAGGTGAAGAAAATACTGCAACTGTTTTTTCTGTGATTTTATTTTCTAATTCATCGAGATTCCAATTTAAATCATTCCAATCAATATCAACAAAAACTGGTTTCAATCCATTTTGAATAATGGGATTTATAGTTGTAGGAAATCCACAGGCACATACTATAATCTCATCATTATCTGCCCATCCAAAATATTTTTTTAAAGCAGCAATCATCACAAGATTTGCAGATGATCCACTATTGACCATTACAGAATGTTTAAAGTCAAATCTTTTTGAAAACTCTTTTTCAAATTTGTTTACCTTTTCACCTGCTGGCAACCATTTACCAGTAAGAAGAGATGATATTGCAGCAGTTGGTTCCTGATCATCCCAATAAGGTCCTGCATATAAAATCTGATCACCAGGTTTCCAATCTTGATTGGGCAAGTAATCAAAAAGTTTATAACCTGCTTTTTTTAAATTGACAATAAAAGTGCCAATATGATCCTCTATGCTATACATAAATCTTTCACAATATATTCATTGGATAAATGTTGTTCAAACCCAAGTGATTTGAGTTTTGAAATATCCATCCAAAAGTTCTGAGTTTGAACTGCTTTATGAAAATCAGGAGGTTCCATGTTTAGTAATTCACCTCTTGATCTGGAATAATGTTTTGCCAATGTCATTAACTCACTGACTGTCGTTGGATTTCCAGAACCTATGTTATATATCTCGTTAATATTACCCTTCTCCATGACTAATTTTATAGCACGACAAACATCTGAAACATGCATTACATCACGAGTATGTGAACCATTATCATATAGTTTTACATTTCTATCTGCTTTAAGTTCATCAATCATCCAACCTATTGCATTTTTCTTTCTTGATTGATTGTGATCAGCAGGTCCTAATACATTGCATAATCTCAGAATTCTATATTTCATACCATAAGTATCAGCAAATGATTTAATTAAATTTTCTGCACATAGTTTTGTTATTGAATAAAACCCAGTCGGATTGCAGATTGAATCCTCTTTAGCAGGTAATATACCCTGACCATATACAAACCATGAAGATACAAAGTTGAAAGTTATATCTTTTGACCTACAAAAATCAAGAACCTCACATAAAACTTTTAAATTAGTGTCAACATCAAGAGTTATATTATCATGCACATTGTAATTATGTGTTGTTGATATCATATACAATATATCATTATTTTTTGGAACTCTTTCGTCTCTAGATTGTATTTCAACTTGTGAATCATAAATTTCCTTGAACTTACGTCCAATAAAACCGCAACCATAAAGTGAAATCATAACTTATCTGTTTTTAAATTAAAAGTTTTGTTTAAATCCATTGTCTTATTCTTTATTATAACTTGATTATTTTCAAAGTCAGCAACGAATTCAAGTATATCTTCATTTCCCCAACATAACTCTTCATACATTGAATTAAGTTTCGACATGTCAGACCATAGATCACTCATTTAACCTCCAAATTTATCAAGATACCAAGTAATGGTTGCTCTAAGACCAGTTTCAAAATCAGTAAATGGTTTCCAACCTGTGTATTTTGTAATCTTACTATGATTCATTCCATAGCGTTTGTCAATACCAGGTCTTCCTTCGTTGATACCAATTAATGTAAATGGTTTATTAAGCATTTTCAATATCATTTTAGTTACATCTATATTTCTCATCTCACATGATCCACCAATATTGAAATGATCATTAATTATATCCATAATTTCTAAATCCCATATGGCAGCACAATGATCATTTACATATAACCAATCTCTTATTTGATTGCCACCACCATGCATGTATGTAATCTCATTATTTAAAGCATTCTTTACAACAAGAGGTATTAATTTTTCTGGGTGCTGGTGTGCACCATAGTTGTTAGAACAATTTGTTATTAAATAAGGAATACCATATGTATTATGCCATGATTTAACCATGAAATCACTGGCAGCTTTTGTTGCTGAATATGGATTACCAGGATCATACGGTGTAGTTTCTTTGAAAAGTTCAGTGTCTTCGTATTCAAGTGATCCATACACTTCATCAGTTGAGATATGATGAAACTTTTCCACATCCTTTTTAACACTACAATTTAATAAATTAATTGTTCCTACAACATTAGATTCTAAAAAAGGTCTGTAGTTTTTAATAGATCTATCAACATGACTTTCAGCAGCAAAATGAAATACCCTTGTTATATTATTTCTTTCAAATATATGTTGCACATGCTGTTCGTTGGAAATATCACACCATTCAAATTTAAATTGATTTGTTTTAGGTATGTAAGATTCATTTGCAGCGTAAGTTAAATTGTCAATAACAAGAACTTCTTCATCAGTATACCTCTTAATATAATGAAGAAAATTACTGCCTATAAATCCTGCACCACCAGTGACTAATAACATTAATTTAAAAAATAATATTTTTCACAGTCACGACCATAATCGTCTTCAAGTCTAATAATATCGTCTTCATTACATTCACCAATCTGTGTTTCTATAAATGTAATTCCATTTTTACCACCCGTCAACCTGTGTTTTGATTCACGAGGAATATAAAATTGTTTATCAACACCGATTGTTTCTTCGTAATTATTAACTAAAGCAACACCATCACCCTGAATGACAACCCAATGCTCAGAACGATGGTTATGGTACTGTAATGAAAACCTTTGATTTGGTTTTACATATATTTTTTTAACACAATAATTATTTTCCTTAACTAAAATCTCAAACCATCCCCACGGACGATCATAATGACGATCCATAATTTATCATATATCTCCTCTATATATCTTACTTTGAAAACTCTTCTTTACAACTAATTAAATTCAGAAAATAATTTAAATTTACCATCAACGTCAAACATTCCTTCTTTGCTTTTATCAACTGGTATATCTGACCAACAACTGCACATAGTAATTTTTGTTTTTAAATTTTTTACAAAGGCATTATTTACAACTTTACTCATAACATATTTTATTGCATTTGAAACACTGTCAACACATGCTTCAGCAGATGTTCCAATGCCTGTATATACATAATATTCATTTAATTCTTCCTCTTCATCCAGACCCTTTATTTTTGATCCTATGCTCCATCTATATGCATAAAAATAAACTGATGGTTTTGATTTATCACTCACTATTCGAGTTTCTTCATACTCATCTGTTAAATCTAATATATTCAAATGTCAGAAAATACTTTAAAATTACCATTGTAGTCAATATATCCTGTTGTGCTTATTCCAATTGCTGTTGCACTTGATATTGCGACTTGGCATGATGCCTCATCTGTTCCAACACCAGTATAGATTAGCCACTCTCCCTTCACTTTGCTTCGCATTTCAAGGCTCCACCCATAAAAGGTGCTAGTAGACCAATCATCATTATCAGGATCGGCATAAACTGAGTAAGCAAATATTTCGCTTGAAATTTTTCTACCTACAGTATGCATTGTTTTTTTAAAATTAGTTGTAATTATTTATCATATGTATCATTTAACTATTAAAAAATAAAAACATAAATAAAGCTGAGTAAAAAAGAATTCTACCAATGAAAAAAATATTACTTGCTTCTTTGTTTATGTTTTCTTTTGTCCCTAGTGCTAAAGCAGACATCACCCACAAACTTAGTTCAAGCGTACAATTAACAGTAAATGCAGCTGCAACTCAGGTTGAGCGTATCGGATCAACTTATTCCGTAGCAGGAAGTGGTCTCGATAGCACATATGGTTCTGGTGACAGTGCTGTAACAAATGGTATCGCTGGAATGGCATTTAGTTCTGGTGTTGGAACTCCAACCTCAACTACATTTTCACAGGATGTACCAGGTGCAAGTTTCTCACTAACACAAACTCACGTTCAAGGTGATGCGATAGCAACATCAGCTCCAACAGTTGGTCAAGTAGGTAACTTCTCAGACCAAGTATCAACGGCAGCAGGAACAGCAGGTAATCTTGCAGGTACAATCACATCAAACGGTGCGATGACAGTAACTGCTGGTGGTGCAGGTACAGTCGGTACAGGTCAATTTGTGACTGAACTTACTATAAATTAGTAGGTTATTATAAGATGAAGAAGGTCTTTATATTATTACTGTGTCTTCCTTCGTCGGTTATGGCAGTCCCAGTAGTGCCCAATTTTACTCAGGGCTCTATGACCAGCCACACGGAAACGACTTCTACCGTGGTGGAGACCATAAATTCGATGGACTATTCCACAGGTTGGACATACTCAGTAACGGGTACAAATGTTCAACATGATGGGACATCCATATCCCCTGATGCTACATCAAATCAAAGTAATGTATTAAATGGAGTGACTTCGACATGGACAGGTTTAGATACCAGTCAAAAACCAAACTGGAACATAGTAGAAAGTGGTGCAGCGTTTCAATTTACAGAACACTACAATGGCCCAGGACTTCAGACTCAGACAATAATTCAAAGAGAAACTACCGTAACAAGCATAACAGATACAACTTCAATCTTCAGTCAATAGGGTCATCAGTTCTATCTGCTATTAGTCTTCTTACTATAACTACTCCAGTCTTAGCAAACACAGACGTAGGGGGAGTTAGTGCTACTGCTAACCCGATAGCGAATAGTTCGGGCTCAGTAACCAACCAGGCAATACAAGTTTTACAAGGACCGTATATAACTAATACTTATGGTAATGGCATACAATGTCAGGGTGCCACCGCCAATATTACACCCTATGTCACTAGAACAGGATCATGGTCTGACCCATACGAATCAATTTTCCAAGATCCCGTGTACGACTTGAGCACTGATACAGATGGAAATTTAATTAATCCAGGTGGTGTATTATATTATGTTCCTACAAGAACAGGACAAAAATCAAATCAAAATATAAATTTAGGATTCAGTGCAACTATTAGCATTCCTTTAGATAAACAATTACAAAAACAATGTAAAGAAGCAGCTGCAGCAAATATAAAACTTATGCAACAGACTCATGCTAATAAGAGACTCGACTTTGAGATAGCCAGATTGAAAAATTGTGGCCAGTTAAAAAAAGAGGGTATAGTATTCCATCCTAAGTCACCTTATTACAGCGTATGTTCTGACGTAGTTCTTGTAAATCCACCTGGTGTTGTTGGAAAACATGTTCATGAAGTTAAATCTACTTCTTCAAAGGAGGTAGACCTTTCGATTGGCGATACTGATTAGTCTTCTTTTCACTTCTGGAAAACTCACGGTGTGTACCTGTTTTCTTTTGGAGAGTAGCGATAGCTTTTTTTACAGCAGGTTTAATTAGTCTCAATAATAATGGTGTTGCTGCAGCTCCTGCTGTTGCAATTATTGCAATTGCTAGTGTCGTGGATGCTTGACCTGTAGAAGGTAAAAATTTTTCAACAGGTGTAGTAGGTTCGTACAACGTTATACAGATTTTACCATCAATACTAAGTTCATGACCTACAACTTTCTCATCACCTGACTGTGTTATATCACCTACTCTTAATTGAGCAGGACCAGGACATGGCACTTCTTCTTCAATTTTTGGTATTGCTGGAACTTCAGGCGTATCTATTTCTGGTGTTATAGGTGGTTTTACGACTGGTGGAGGAACATCTTGTTGAAATATTAATTTATTAGGTTCATAATCCATCGAATCAAATTTTGGCATTCCTGCATCACATAGTACAACAGTACCATCTTCGTCGTCTGTAGGTAAATTTTCTCTTTTTAATCTTTCGTCTTTATGATACTCAACACAACCAGGTAAATCTACTACAGGTGATCCTATATTAACAGTAACAGGAGGAACATTTAAAAATGTAGGTCTTGGTTCAAAAAAATTATATTCAGGTATTCGGGGAACATTAACATTATTAATATTTGTATCCCTTATATCGTTTAATATTATATTAATATCTGGCATTATGTAAATTATTCAATTGATTTATTTAGAATGCCAACTATCATAGTTGAAAATATAATACAGATACGAACTGACGCTTATTATCAATATTAAACACATCAAATTGACTGAGTGTATTACATCAAGAGTAATTAACAATTTTTATTTAAACCCTCTGCCATATTTGCACCAATATCTGCACCTTGATTACCACCAAACATTGCTACCCATCCTGCTGCTACCCAACCAATGAAAGGTACACCACTAAGAGCAGGTGCTGCTGCTGCACCAACACTAGTTCCTACTATTCTACCTGTTCCTTTTGCAGCACCGACTGCTTCAATGCATGCTTCACTTTTTTGTGTGGAAGGATTTAGATATGGTCCGTCTTTATGATTTGGTGTTGCTGAATCTAACCAAGATCTACGATTTGATACTGAACCACCTTGGTTAATTTGACCATCCATAACATACTCTTCAACAACCTTTTCTGTATTGTCTGCTAGTCCTAAGAAACCACCCTTCTTCTTAACGTCTTTGGTTATATACATGGTCTTAGGATCGTTTGCTTTATATGAAACAACATATCCATCCGTTGATACACTCACTTTGTATGATGTGTAAGGACCTACTGGTGGATTGATGCTTGGTAATGTGGGTTCAGTTTTTCTTGTAGCAAGATGTCCAATCATTCCGATGTGTGACACAGCAAAAAGACTACCAACTATACCAATAGAAATCCATTTCATGTTGATACCAAAATTTGGTTTTTTATTTACTTTAGGTTCCGCCCCAAACATCGCTTCATCTTGATCCATATTATTTCTTAGGTTCGTTTGTGTTACCATTCTTCTTACTGTTACCAGTAGACAGGCCGAATGTAGCTAGGGCTCCCGTAAAAATCGAAGCCACGAAAGTGATATCAGATGATGCTCCTAAAGGTTTTTTAACTATAGGCAGTTCAACATAATTTAAAGTGATGATAAATCCACTCCAAACCACAACACCGAGACGTACGAATGCACCAAGTATTTCCAGTTGCTCTTCTTTATCTTCAGCAAGTTCTTTAAACTTACCTAGAGGACCTTTCGGTTTCTCTTCAGCAACTTTCTTTGTTTCTGCCATTTTTAGACACAACACTACTCCTTATTTATGATAATTACTTCTCTAATACTTTCTGACATTTCTCTGTAACCATTTCCCACATATATTTGACCTGCAACCACTGCTATAGAACATATACCCCAAAAAATATAATACCAAGATGACTTTATCTGTTTCATCATATTTTAGGAATTCTTTGTAACAATGGTATCAGATCACTCTCTACTTTGTCTACAATTCTATCCAAAATGTTTATATCTATGTCTAAAAATGGAGGGACTATACCTAATAATCTCAATGTGCCATCAAGAAATAGTGCAAGACATGTAAAACCTAAAATCATACTGATAACAGTTGCATCTCTGTTATGTTTACGCATTGATTCTTCATCAATACGTCTTGCTTCTGCTACTGCATTACGAATCAGGGAATCAACTTCCTCTCTAGTGTATGTGCCAGATCTTTTTATTTCTTCAGACAACGGGAAGTCTTTAAGGATAGTGCTTAACATACATTTTTAGGTATATTTATCCGTACCTTTACTTATTTGACATGTATTTACCAGTCTTTTTGTCGAAAACACGATATTCACCTCTTTTCAAAGGAGTTTGTTTAGCATACTTTAAATCTCCTTTGAATTGTTTATAAGTTTTTCTTTTTTCATTGGCAGATTTAAGGAGTTCATCCTTTACATCTTCGTTATTTAATTCCATTGAAAGGTTGATTAATTGGTAAACCTGTTGTCTTTGGTATGGAGGGAACCATTGAAGGTAATGATTTACTTAATGTCTTTTGTATCTCCTCTGTTGCATATACTTTTACTTTATCAATTAATGCATCTTTGTTTACAAAAAGATAAACACCACCACCTATAAGTGAAAGAGTTACAACTCCTGACAGTAAAGCAATACCGTTAACTATTTTTTGCATAACTATTTTCCGCTATGGTTCTCAAGTATTCTTGAAATTTTTCTTCAATATTATCTATGCTATTATTATTTTCCGCAAAATCATTACAAAATTCAAACACTGCACGACAGTGATCATTTAAATGTGTAGACAAAGCAATAAAACAATCTGCTCTTAATTGTAAATATTCATCTGAATATTTTGGATTATCCATCTCTTGTGGATCTAATAAAGTGTGTCGCAGATAGGACAACCAACGGTTTTTTGCCATTTTTTTTAATGAATACGATAGGTTCATGATTTCCTGAGTTAGTAGATGCCTGTTCATATGCATCCCATACGTTCAATTTTTCTTGGTTTTTACACTCTATACTATATGGAAATTTTTTTCTTGCATCTCTTGCCATAATTAAATCTTCTCCACCTGCACCCATGCTTCTAGACTCTATGTCCTCTGGATGCACATTTAATTGTTCTATCAATTGATCACGAACCCACTGCTGAAGTTTCCTTCCTTTTGCTTTTGCTGATTGTGGTTTCATTTAATATTCTCCAAGTGTCATGATAATCACTAACTTCAGTTACTAAACCCATGTCTGAATTTAGTATTGCTTGACCAAGAGGAAAATCATTTTCCCCCTCCTTTAATTTATCTCCGAAAAAATGTACAGTTTCTCCCTCAAGGTCACGAAGTATCTGACTCTTATCACTATTAGATATATCAAGACCAGTCTGTCCTCCAATCTGCACGTTGAGTTCTGGAAATCTATCTTTTAATCTTGAAGCAATATCTCTTCTTTCATTTGTATTAATATCCCACTTCATATACTCCTCTCTCTCTACTAGATTCACACCACCACCTCTACCTAATATACTAAAATTTACTCCACCAGGTCTTTCTTCAACATGCAATCCATTTCTTACAGGAAACTGACTATGATCCAATTCATCTTGTAAAAAATTTCTAACATCTAAGGGTAATTTCCATGATGAACGATATACGTTTTCTCCTTTTACCCATACGTCTGCACCAGAACAATTATAAACTCTTTTTGCTCTGTAACAAATATCTAATCCCAGTTGTTCAACTGTTTTTTCTCTATCACTACCAGTCACCAGATAGACATCATGTTTACAACAAAATATAATCATGAATGCCTGAAAGGCTGAGTCAATTTGTTGTCTGCTTGGAGTTAGCGTCCCATCAACATCAAAGATGTATTTCATAATTTAAATCCTGCGAAGGTGTTTTTCTTTACGTCTTGTTTTATACCACCTACAACATAAGATTCAACTTCAGTTTCTTGAGGTGCAACCTGTAGACCTTTAGATGAAGTCCAATGTTGTGTCCATGGTAATGGATTGCTTCTTGCAGGTACATCAAAGATAGGTTTGATACCTATTGCTTTCATTCTGCGATTAGCAATCCACTCAACGTATTTTGATAAGAGTTTCTCATTTAAACCTATCATGCTTCCATTTTTAAACAAGTAGTTCGCCCAACTTTTCTCTTCTTGAACTGTATTTCTAAACATTTCAGTAACATTCTCTTTCTCTTCGTCAACAATCTCTAACATATCGGGATCATCACCCTCTGCCCACTTGTTTAAGATTTGCTGTGTGAGGACAAGATGCTGGTTCTCATCTCTGGCAATGAGCGATATAATTTTCGCCGACCCTTCCATGGTCTTGAGTTCGCCAAAAGCAAAAGAGCAAGCAAAAGACACATAGAACCTAATGCCTTCCAAGATATTGACATTCGCAACTGCCCTATAGAGACTTCTTTTGATCTCTTTGATTTCGTAATCAGATGTTGGAGATTTTGAATTCCAAAGACACCCTTGACTCCACTGTTGTGCATGGTTGATGAATTCATCATATGCTTTGGTAACAGATTTTGCTCTCTCTAATATTTTTTCATTATCTAATATTGTGTCAAATACTTCAGAGGGATCTGCGTATACATTTTTTATTATGTATGTGTATGACCTACTATGAATCATCTCCATAAATTGCCATACATTGATTGCACCTTCCAGTTCTGGCAAGGAACAATAAGGAGAAAATGCCATTCCAGGTCCTCGACCCTGAACACTATCCAGTAATATCTGATACTTTAAATTACTTGTGAATATGTGCTTTTGCTCATCTGTTAATTCTTGAAAATCGCTACGATCTTTCTGTAGTGAGACCTCTTCTGGTCTCCAAAAGTATCCAAGCATTTGATTAGTTATTTTATCAAATACAGGATGTTTGTATGTGTCATATCTCTGTACTCCTAATGGAGTACCGAAGAACATAGGTTGTTTAGTACTATCAACCTTACTGTCATTAAAGACAGTCATTTGTTTTACGGGCATTTTTGTTAAATTTTGCAGGACTCACACTCATCAGCACTTTCGATGTCACTTATAAGTGATTCGATAGATTTTTCTTCTACTTCATCTGTTTTACAATCATTAGTGTTTTGATAATATGATGTTTTCCAACCGTACTTGTAGGTTGATAAAAGATCCTGTGCTATGACAGACACTGGAACTTCATTATTTTCATAATGTTCTGGATTGTAACTCCAGTTGCCAGAAATTGCTTGATCAAAAAATTTCTGCATCACTGCTGTGACTTTGATATACCCGTCATTACTTGGCATATCCCACAATAAAGTATAATTATTTTTTAATGTTGTATAAGAAGGAACAATTTGTTTTAAAGGTCCTTTCTTGCTTTTTTTAATAGACAAATAATCTCTAGGAGGTTCGATACCATTCGTTGCATTTGACACAATAGAACTGCTTTCTGAAGGCATTTGTGCTGATAGTGTACTGTGTCTTAGTCCTGACTTCTTTATCGACTCTCGAAGAGTTTCCCAATCATGTTGGTACTTCGGATTTGTTATTTGATTTACATCCTTCTTATATGTATCAATCGGAAGCACTCCATCTGAGTATTTTGTATGCGTAAATCCATCACATTTTCCTTTTTCTTTTGCAAGATTATTTGATGCCTTTAAAAGAAAAAATTGAAAGGATTCAGAAAGACTATGAACCGCATCCCATGCCTCTTGTGAGTCGTACTTATGCCCTAATTTAGCAAGGTAATGTGCTAAACCTATAAAACCTATCCCAAGTGATCTTCTCGATTTTGTAGCAACCTCTGCTGCCTTTACTGGGTACTTTTGATAATCTATTAATTCATCTAAAGCACGAACTGATAGATCACATAAATTTTCAAATTCACTGTCTGTTTTTACTTTACCTACATTTATAGCAGAGAGAATACATAACGCTATTTCTCCTGCCCCATCAATGTGTTGTATTGGATCTGTGGGAAGAGTTATCTCTTGACATAAGTTACTCATATTCACCTTGTCTTTGAAAGATGAATGTGAATTACAGTGATCTATATTCATGATATAGATACGACCTGTCTCTGCTCGCTCTTTAAGGAGGTCTCCGATGAGTTTTTGTGCTGAGACTCTGGTGTGTGGGATCGATTCATCAAGTTCGTAACGGCAATATAACTCATCAAAAGAATCGGTCCCAAAACTCTCATAAAGGTCAGGAACATTATGAGGGGAAAATAACGTGATTTCCTTATCTTCGATAAAACGTTCATAAAAAAGTTTAGAAAGTTGAATACTGTAGTCTAGTTTACGAACTCTATTATCTTCTGTGCCTTTATTATTTTTAAGAACTAATATATCTTCTATTTCTTGGTGCCAGATGGGGAAGTGGACAGTCGCTGATCCACCTCTAATGCCGTTCTGAGTGCAACATCTGACAGTGCTTTCAAACTTTTTGAGGAAAGGTATAACGCCTGTGTGTTGTACTTCTCCACCACGGATTTTGCTGTTGATACCCCTAATCCTACCTGCGTTGATACCGATACCCGCCCTCTGTGCAACGTATTTGCCGATAGCCATATCAGAACTAAAGATGCTATCGAGGGTGTCATCAATATCAACAAGAACACAACTAGCAAATTGTCTAAGTGGAGTTCTAACCCCTCCCATGATAGGTGTGGGAATGTTGATTTTGTGTTTGCTGATCGCACGGTAGTACTTCTGAACATAACTTAGTCGTGTTTCTTTAGGATATTTTGCAAATATTGTCATCGATATTAAGACATACATAAACTGTGGTGTTTCATATATCGCACCACTGCTACGGTCTTGTACAAGATATTTATCGAACACTTGTCTAAGACCCGCATATGTAAATAGGAAATCCCTGTCGTGATCTAGAAAAATTTCTATCTCGTTTATTTCTTCATCAGTGTAATTTGTTAATACTTCTTTGTCATATACACCATCATTTACACATTTTTTAATATGTTCTAATAAATTTGGTGTATCAAAATAATAACCATACAAACTTTTTCTAAGTGCAAATAATAATAATCTTG